TAATTATCATCTGGAGAAAATGTGCAGTTTTTACCAGATAATGGCAATTCTCCTACAGTAGAAAATGTTGTACCGCTTGATAAATTACCAGAACTGTTAACAGTCAGCATCGTGAAATATGGTGACTGTACCCCTGCAACAGTTAAATAATCACCACTATAAGAAAAATCCGCAGCACTTCCGTAACCTGCCACTGAATGAGTATCTTGCGTTGAAAGACTTCCTGCGGTGGTATGATTTAATGTTCGTAAAGTTTGCCCATTATTATTGTTAAATCCAATAGCCAAATAATTGCCGTCAGGAGACCAAGCACAACCAAAGCCTCCACTCGTAGTATATGTGGTTGCAAGACTTAAACTACCTCTTGTCGTATGATCTAATAAATAAACATTTCCGTTTGACACACAAGCAATATAGTTACCATCAGGCGTAAAAGCATAATCAAAACATTGACTGCCAACACTTATAGTGTCTGCTTGTGAAAGGGAGCCTTTTGTTGTGTGGTCAAGTAAATATATCGTTCCACTTGAGTCTCCACAAACAATATATGAACCAGTCTCATCACCACCCACACCTGCCGCAGCCGCCCCAACCTTTTTGGCAATTGTGCTCATGACATAGCGTCTCCAGCTAAGAAGCCATGCCACGTTGTTCCACCGTCTCGTGTCCAGAATACAAGAACATCTTTTTCCCCAGAAGCAGGCGCGTCAGGAGCACTGCCACCAGCCCAATCTACAGAGCTAGGCCAAGTTACCGTATGCGTACCACCTGCTGTCAGCTCAACCAAAAACCCGACAGATCGTCCAGAAGTAACACTGCCAAATGTAAACGTAGTGTTCCCACTTGTTGTAAGGCTAAATGCACCTGCGTTATCAGCATCTGGTGATGGCGATGTGCCTGATAGAGAGTCGTAATCTTCTTGTAGGCTCTCACCCATCAAGACGCCACTAAATGTGCCTGTTGTTCCTGATAAGCTACCTGTTAACGTTCCACCTGCTTTTGGCAATGCTGCGGTTGCTGTTGTAGTTGTAGATGTTAACACAGCATCACGTGCAGCTATGTCTACGCCATCTACTGTGCCAGTAACTACAATATTACCATTAACTGTTGCTGCGGCAAACGTAGGGCTATCTGTGGTTGCCAAGCCTTGGTCTATAGCCTTAACTGACGCAAGAGCAGTTAGCTCACTATCCATTAAAGCTCCAGCCGCAGTAACATTGGCAGTGTCAGTTACATCTGCACTAGCTTCTACACCATCAAGTTTTGTTCCATCTGTAGCAATATCACGACCGTCTACTGTGCCTGTTACAGTTACGTTACCAGTGACATCAATCCCCAAGGCAAAATCTACATTGCCAGTAAATGCTGCCCCAGAAAGTTCAGCCTTATCTGTGTTTAAATTTGTAAAGTTTGCATCAACTTCATTGTGGGTTAGCGCAGAACCCTTACCAGCGCGTGTAACTATTGTTGCCATTGTCTATTAATCCAATGTTATGTCTAAATCTCCAGCAGGCACACGAATAATATCATCCGTTGCTACGGCTTTGGCAGTTGTCAAAGCATTACTTGCAATCATATTTCCGCCTGACGAAGCGTCTAAAACCGCGATGTGTGTAACGGTTCCCCATGAGGATGATGCAGCAGACCACTCAATTGCTGCGCTATTTGTTGCCAGATTGCCACTTACTGTAAAGGTAACCGCCTTCCGTACATATCCACCGCCAGATACTTCAGTACCAGCAGCACCAGTTTCTGTTGGGTCAGAAGTAAATAAGCCTAGATACCAAGCCGTAGGGCGTGTAACGCTACCAGTAGTAAAAAGATACTGTAACGTAGATGTTTCAAAAGCATTTGTTAGAGACATTAATAACTCCTAATTTTAATTGTTGCGCCAGACCCACTTGTTTTAGCGTTTTGTCCATCTTGATTTACTGCTGCTATTGCTGACTGATACAGTGTTCCCCAAGTTTGCAATCTAGGATCGTCTTTAAGAAACGGTGCCGTATGCACTAAACTACCATATAAATAGACGCTTGGATAGTGGGTAAGTAACCAATTTGTGGTATTGGTATCTGATAACGCTTCAGCTTTCTCGTAATATACCATTTCTAAAGTATAATCCGTGTCAGGCGTTGGAAACACTTCTATTTCACCTTGGGTAAGAGCATAAAATTGCGGACGCCCAGCAGTATTTCTTGCGGCTGCGCGACGATCAACCATTTGATTTTGGCTTATTAACTCTATTGTGAATGTATCACCACTTGTAATACTTAACCTTATTGGCGCAATAAACCTTGCTGGCAAAGCTTCGTATTGACTATCAAGCGTTGCTGTAGCGCGGTTTTCCATACGCCAGTGGCGCACTAACAAAGAAGCATTTTCTTCTGCTAAAGAAATAAAATCAGGAATTTGCGTTGTTAAATCATCTCTATTAAGCCAATTAGCAATAGAAGTTTTAAGCTCTGAATAAGTTGTAATAGCCATTTAACATTTCCAATTTTTTCGTGACCAATAATTTGCAGAAAATTTATCATTTGCACCTTTTATCCCACTTGATCTAGCACAGTAACTTTTTTTGTTTTCTGCCCTGTTTGATTTTACACTCATATTAGGATCACCAAATTGCACAACTTTTATTTCGTCACCTTTTTTTGCAAGCACTTCCATGTCTTTGTTTTTAGAACTTGATTTTTGTGGCTTATTAAATCCGCGAAATGTTTTTCCACGATAGTGAAGTTTACCATTAACTCTTTTTGCAGCAGATGCTCTTGCCATCTATAAGCCTCTGCTTTCTTTCATTAACATAATAATTTCAAATTGTTCTTGTGGCGTTTTGTTCTCAAGTAATACTGGTGCTTGCTCCATAATCATTTGACGTGCTTGCTCAAAACCTGTCAATTCCCCAAGACCCAAACCTCTTTGTTTTCTCTTTATTTCATCGTCGTACAACATACTAATCAAGTTTGCTTCCGTGACAGGGTCAGGGTTTTGATTTATCATAGGAAACTCTGCTCTTTGCATTTGTGCAGCAGTGCTTTCATAGTTTTGTGGTGGTGTAAAAGAAGTTGTTTCCTCTTTCTTTTCGTAAGCCTGACCACCTTTATCTATGTAATTTAATTGGGATGCATATGGATCTAGTCTGTTATAATCAGTATCTAAATAATTAAAGCCACCAAACAATGAACCTTCAACAAATCCTGGTTGTGCAATTTGATTTGCAAACGCAAGTGCATCTTCAATCTCATCCGCTTTTGGAGCAATATTTTGAGAAAGATTAATAGGATCAATAGGCATGCCAAATTCTGATCTCTGCATTTGAGCAGCCGTGCTTTCATAATTTTGAGCTGGTATTTGAGAAACTGCGGCTGGTGGAGCTATTTGATCATTAGTAGGCTCAAAACCACGCCTGCCCTGCAAACGCCCTTCGGTAATTTCATTGATAACATCAGTAATTGTTTCTGCGGTATCCGATTTTCTATCACGTAATCTATCTTCATAACCGTAAGGACGTGTCAGTGCGTTTGCCAAAATACTTAGAAGACCACCACCTTCAAAACGTTCACCACTTCTACCTGCGCCACCACCATCAATTAGATCAATTAAACTTGTATATCTTGGCTGTTCGTCAATATAGGCCATTTTTATCCCTTAGCTAAACACTTACCTGCCATAGCACATTTATTAGGAGTTGGACACCCTTTGCATGGCTTGAAGCTTTTTGCTGATGAATATTTACCTACTCTCATTTTTTCTTACCACCTTTTTTTTTACCACCTTTATGATACCCAGGCATTTCACGCACTCCTTTTTTTTGATGCTTTTGCTTTTTTCCATAAGTCAGCATCGGCTTTTCTAGCGCCACCTCTGCCACTTATAAAACTATTTACTCTACCCATGCTCCACGCTGCCATTGAAACATTTCTAGAACCAGAACTTAAATATGCTGCATCACCACGTTTTTTGACTTCTTTTAAAATACTGAGCGAAATACCACTTTCTTTTGCTTTATTAGCTAATGCGGTTCCACTACTTCTTTTTTTTGGCTTGGGCGGCACGGCTTTTACTCACTTTCTTTACATCAATTGGTAAACCAAGTTTATATTTTCGTTTTGTTTCTAATATTTCTTTTTCTTTTGCAGTAGGGTTTTTTGATCCCTGCAAGTATTTTTTAGGTACGCCTTTTTTTGTTTTAGCAACTTTTTTAAATTTACGAGCCATAGTTTTGTTTACCACATTATGCAATTCCACGCAAATTTCTTTTTATTGGTTCGCCCCACTCTTGCTGTTCTTTGCGTCCAATTGACATGTATCTAAAGCTATCGGCTGCATGTGATGTCCAATCATGCAAAGGCCTACCACGCCATGTTTTGTTTTTTTCGTCAAATTCTCTACGATATTGTCTTAATGCTTCAATGCCACGCCCACAATTTTCTTCATCAAACCAACAACGATTAAGCATAGAACGTGCTGATTGTATTCCATCATCTATAGAAAGTTTAGGAGCTATAGATATATTGCTGACACCAAGAGCATCCAATGTTTCTAATCTGCTTTTCCCTGTACCAAGCTCTTTTACCTTCACATCATGTGGTAATATATGTTCTTTGTAATGATAGCCTTTTTCATCTAACAACTTTGCATAGTGGTCTAAACCAACACCTGACATTTCGTAAAAATCTATTAGGCGTATTTCTTGCCCTACAAATTGAGCAAACCATAATGACGTACTATCACCAATACCTAAATCCCAAGAGACCGTTACACCAACGCTAGGATCATATGGCACTTTTGCAATACGTTTCTCTTGCGTAGCTGTTTTCATTTCCATTGCATAATATGCGCCTTGAATAGCTGCCTCAAAACTACATTCAAACTCTTGTTCGTAACGATCTTCACCCATTGTAGCTTTTGCTTCTTTTAATTCAGCAGTATCTAGAATGTCAGTTTCGGATGCACGATACATTTTGCACCACCAATCTTTGTGGTTTTTTGCGTATTCATACATTTCCCAAAATTCGTTTTTGCCTTTGGGTGTTCCTATAATTGTAATCTTACCTTTGCGATCTACTGTAGCTGGCCTAATAACTGTAGGATAGGCTGATGCAGGGAAGTCAGCAAATTCATCAATACATACATGGTCAAAAAATAATCCACGAATAGCATTATAATTATCTCCACCAAATAATCTAAATCTTGAACCGTTTGGAAAATCTATTCTTAGTTCACTGTGGTTAACTTTAATATGTGGTATGTCTCTAGTGTATTCTAACGCATAATCCCACGCTACTGCTTTTGCTTGTGATAGATAAGGCGCAATATAAGCCACCCTGACACTAGGTAAGTTAATATCAAAGCATGACTTAATAAGATCATTTACAGCCGCTACGGTCTTACCAAAACGTCTGTGAGCTACCAATACAGCAAAACGTTCTTTTCTGTTATGGAACTCTACGGCCTGTTTTCTAGGCTTGTAGTTTATTTCTATTGTTTCCATTTGATGACAAACTCATGCTCACCTTGGCTACCACTACCAGTAACTTGCATAGGAAGAACTTTGCCCATTAGTGTCATAAAGCTTTGAGGGTTTTCTAATGCCTGATGTTCTAAGTAATGCACCATACCTTCTTTTTTAGCTTGTTCTACAAACCTTTGGTCAGCTTTACTAGGATCAGAATATCTTTCATCTACTATAGATTGACCAGCACGTTCTGCTGCTTCAAGTATTGCGTCTTTTAACAATCTAGGTACTTTATTGCCTGTACCTTTTTTTCTGCCAGAACCCTCTATCTTAGATTTATGTTCTTCTTTTGTACTCATTTAGTCCGTCCATAACTGGGTGCGTCTATATATGGTATTATATTCTATATTTAGAAAAAGAAAAGCCCCAGCATATTACCCTCTCTAAAGGTGTCTCCTAATATACTGAGGCTTCAAACTGCACTTCTGAAAGAAGAACTATATGATATTACAAATCTATTTCTTGTCAAATAAAAAAAGCCCTAGTGGAGCAGTTCAAAACACTAGGGCTAGTTGAGGCAAACCCCACATTGGGAGGAGTATGGAGCATATCACCCCAATGTCAGTATAACATAAATATCATATTCTATCTATTTTTTCTACGGCTAAGTATTCCTTGTAAGGCTGTAGATCATGTTCTGTTACTAAACCATCACGTACTAATTCATCTGCCATCTTGCCATGAATATAAAACTCACCAACAGGTTCACCTTTTTTTATTCGCTGTGCATTAATTATTTTAGGGTCTGGATGCCAGTTAGGTGATACACTAGGTAAATCTTCTGCTGTTGTCATACTATGCCTAAGAGCAGCGCATATATCAGAACCTTTCGGCCACGTTCTAGACATATGAGCAGCTTTTATTTTTAATTCTGCCCTACTAAAAGTACCTTCTATCATTTCCTTATTAGCATCATTAGCAAATAAATTGTTTATTGCTTTAGAAATAATGCCAATTTCGTTTTCTTGTGCATCTTCCAAGTTTCTAAACTGTATAGGAATAGCATAGCTAGATAGTAACTTTTTCAACTGTTCTTTTATTAACGTTATTCTGTATTCATATTTCATTTTTGTACCTTTTAATTTATTTCTTTTATTGCTTCACGAATTTTACCCATCGCCTGTTTATATTCTATACTATCTTTACCAAACAAACTACCAAAATACCAATCAGGTTCTATAGATTGCCATCCTTTTTCTTCTGCCGTTGCCAAAGCATCTTCTGGGCTACCATCAGCAATAAAAATTAATCTTAACTTGTTTGCTAATCTTTGCGCTGCGGTAACAGTTAAGGGTTTCTTAATTTGCTTACGATATTTAATAAAACTTTCTGCTGCATTATCTTCCACAAGCCATGCAGATAAAATTTCTTTTATATTATTTGGTTCTATGGATGGTTCTATTAATGGTTTGGGTGCATCTCCTGCATGGGTAGGGGTGCAGGTGCTGCGTGGGTAGGGGTGCATCTCCTGCATGGGTGCAGCTATTGCATGGGGTTCTCTAGTGTTCTGTAGTGTTCCGATACGTTCCAGATTTAAGGTATAGTCTACAGTGTACCCATTTTTATGTTTTTTCTGACCAGCTTCAGAGATTATACCAGAACTAACCATGTCTCTAATATTTGTTTGCAGCGTTCTAATAGCCATTTCCAAATCAGCAGCCATATTCTTTTTGCTAACCCATATACCAGTACCATCATCACTAGCCTTGTCTGCCATGTACATCAGAATAGATTTTTGAGTATTAGAACCTACTTTTTTTGTTTGCACTAGGTTACTAACTAAATTTGACATTTTTCACCCTTTTCTTGTTGGGCAAGATCGTTTATAAAGACCTTGCATATTTCATTGGTTTTGACATTATGCACACAATGTACCTTTTTTGAAAGCCCATAGTTGTTCACGCTATGGGTTTTCTTTTACCAAATAATCAGACAACTTTTTAACTGTAGAATAATATACATCGTCACCACGCATTAACCTATAAATAGTATGCTTTGACACACCTACGTCTCTTACAACTTTAGCCAGTACACGTTTATCTAATCGCCTAATTATTTCCTCAGTTGATAAAATGTTTTCCATAAAAAAGTCTCCAATGTGCAACTTTATGGTTGCATATATAAGACTGTTTCCTATATAAGACAAGTATAAATTAGAAAGGTACAAAAAAATGGACACAAAACTTGGTCAAAAACACCCTGATCCGTCATTAATCAGGCTGTACATTACAAAAGCTATGTTAGAAACAACAGAAAAAGAAATTGCTGAAACAAAAGATGGTGAGGCAACTAATCTTACTTTTGGAGCAAAATCTAGCTCTGTTATTACGGAAGCAATTAACAAGGCGTGTAGTGATTTCGATAAACATGGCATTTTTGCTGGTATTATGAAGGAAAATGAAGATGCCTAATTTACCAGAAAAACTTTCCGAAATTATAAAAGAAGCAGGTCTTACACCAGCACAAGCAACGTGGGATTGTCACGGCACTCCTGTCGTTAAACACAAAGCGTTAGAAAAAATAGCTGCATCAAACAATATAGTTTTTGATGCGCCACAGATAATATCGCATGATATAACTACAAAAGAAGTTGTCATATGCGTAACAGGTCACATGGCTGACGCTACAGCATGGTCTTTTGGTGAAGCTGCACCATACAACAATAAAAACGGTTACCCCTTTGCAATGGCAGAAAAACGCGCCAAAGATCGTGTTATATTAAAACTTGTAGGTTTACATGGTGATGCTTACAGCCAAGAGGAAGCAGAAGATTTTAATCTTGCACAATATGAAGCAGAAATAAGTGGGCAAATAGGTAAAGATTATTTTGAATGGAAGCGTAGAATAACAAAATTCAAAGAGCGTGGTAAGTATGAGGATCAACCCAATTGGGAATATCGTGCAAATGAGTTTTTAACTGAATGGCGCGACAGTTTAAAAGATTTTGTAAAAAAAGCAACTAATGATGAAACATTTCCTTCAATATTAATAGAAAATTTACGTGAAATATATAAGGCAAAAAAAGAGGAATTAGGGCTGTGAAACATATTACGATAAAAGGGCGTTTGACTAAAGACGCAGAAATAAAATCATTTAGCAATGATAATAAGGTTTTAAACTTTAGCGTTGCTGTAGATGATGGCTACAAAGAAGATAAATCAACCTACTTTTTTGAATGTTCGTTTTTTAGAACAGGATTAGCTACACACCTAACAAAAGGCACAGAGGTTATTGTTGTAGGTGAGTTTAAAACACGTATGTACAATGACAAAACCTACTTACAAGTCAAAGCGTCTATTGTAGATGTTATTTGGGCAAGCAAGAAAACCCATACATCTGATAATCGTTATGCAGAGGGTGACAACTTATCTGACAACAATAACGAACAACAAACAACCAATGATCTTGACGATGAAATCCCTTTCTAAAATTCAAGTGCAATTGAAAGATGGTAACTTGTTGCCTTGCACTAGCTTTGATGCAGAACAAATAGAAGAACACAAACAGGGGCAGACGTTTGATTTAGTAGCCACTGGGAAGCGTTCTAACCCACAACACAATTTGTATTGGGCAACATTAAACAACGTGTGTAAGGCTACAGGAAAGTGGCCTACACATAAACATTTGCACGATGAACTTAAATGGGCTTGTGGTTACGTCCGTATGCGTTGGAACGGTTTAGCAAACTGTCATATGAGAGTAATTGATAGCATTAGCTTCGATGACATGGATCAAAAAGAATTTAACAAATATTTTGAAATGTCGATGGCTAAATTGGCAGAGGCAATAGGTTATGACCCACTCTATATACGAAAATAAAGAGGATTATGACAACGAACAAAGAATGGCTGACATGCTTGCTGAGAAATGGAAATGCCAAATGTTACGCCAAAAAAAGTTATCACAGTTTGACTTTATTGCTTACCGTGACAACAAACCATTAGCATTTTTAGAGTTCAGAAAACGTAATCAAAAGTTTAACGACTATCCGACAATGATTGTATCTATGACAAAGTTAGTTGCATGGCATAGCTCCAAAGCAATAACAGGCTTGCCATGTTTTTTTGTAGTAGAATGGAAAGATGCCATTGGATATACCGACTTGGAAAATTTTGTAATTTTTGGCGAATTTAAAATTAGTGCAAAAACACATAACAGACGCAATAACTATGACGATCAAGAAATAATAAGCGTTTTATCAACGGAGCATTTTAAATTACTATGACTAACTTAGCAAAAAAACCACCATTGGGGCAGAAAACAAAAACAAAAATGAAAGATGAAAAATACTTACAGTCTATTAGAGAAATGCCTTGTTGCGTCTGTCAACGCTTCGGAGAAAACCAACTAAGCAATACAACAGCCCACCATCCAATACATGATAGACATGGCACTCTAAAGCGCCCTGATAGCTCTGCAATACCATTGTGTGAAGGTCACCATCAGGGGTTATGGGATCAAACAAAAATAGCTTTACACAAACAACCTGAGTTATGGCGTGAAACATATGGCCCTGATTGGTCTTATTCTTCTGGATCAGTCCAAGATACTGACACATAAAGCACTGGCCCTCTGTCTGGGTGGCAGTACATCTTTCTAGCTTTAATTGCAGTCACTTGCTTGTCAGAGACGTATACAGCGCCCTCTATGCCATCTAACGCTGCTTTGACTATATTATCTAAGTCAGGCTTTACCGTGTGCTGTAGAGCGCCATATTCAGCTTCCATGCGTTTTACTGTAGGCCACGATTTAGGTATTTCCATAAATGCAATAATATCTACAGCAACAAAACGTTCTGTTGGCTCTAGCTTTGCTTCTTGCATAGCTTTCCAAGCTGCTGCTTGAATACGACTTTCATATTCTTTTGTTTTTTCTGGCGTGTAAGCCTTGCCTGTCCTTGTAAATCTAGGTCTGCCTTTACCTTGCGGCTGTCCTGATATTTCCATTTCTACTTTGTACACTGCTAAAACCTGTCAATTGTTTTTTATTATTTATAGTTTTTATCAAATTTTTTTACAATCTGTGTAAATTAATTATACATAAGGTGTTGACAAGTCTCACAAAAGAGACTATATTATATGTATAAGAAGGAGAAACCAATGACAATTACTTACAAACAAGAAAAAATGATTAGAGAGTTTGTAGCAGACTTAGGTGGCGCAGAGGTAAGAGGACGTTTACTTGCTCAAGAATTAGACCGCCCAGAAATTAGAAGCAAAAAACATAATATTTTAGCTATCAAATGGGACGGTTTAGAAAATGGTTTTTGCCTGTGTGCTGATGGCGTAAGACGTCAAATGTATTCTTGGGAAATATTTGGTGGCAAAGGTTTTTATTAATAATGAAATTAGTTTTTAAACATAAGTGGACAAAAATCTGGGAGCTAGACAGCGAGGGTCATTATACTCTGAAATGGAGTTCTTACGGATTTGTCGATAACAAAGCATGGCATCTAGAACGTGATAGAGCGCCCGACACATTGGAAGGTAAGGACACGGCTACGTGGCATTTCTCCACAAAAAGAGAAGCTTTGAAATTTTACAATACTTTAGATTAATTAATTAATTTATACACTAGGTGTTGACAAGTCTCATATCTGATACTATATTAGTAATATAAAAGGAAGGTACACATTATGGCATATGACGAAAACCACGAATATCAGCATCATTACCACCCTTCTATAGAGGCGCGTAAAATAGCTAATGCCGCTAAGACAAAGCGTAAAAACTGGATTGCATCTGATGATCGTGCAGTAGAAATTATAAAATTTGTTTCTGCTTATGAAGCATCAAACGATGGCATAGGATTTTTTAACGCAGTTAATTATGGCATAGAACGCTATGGTAAACCCACCGATAATATGCGTAACAAAATGGTTGCCATCTTAGACAGACGCGCTGCACAAGCTGCTGAGTGGGCAGAGCAAGATGCTAAGTTAGAATATGTTGGCAAAGTAGGTGAACGTCAATCTTTCTCAGTAGTCGTTAAGCACATTGTAGAATTAGAAACAATGTATGGTTTTTCTTACATCAACATTTGTCGTGACGCTGATAACAACGTTATTGTTTATAAAGGCACACAAAAGTGGAAAAAAGGCTCACAAATTGACTGTGTTGCTACTGTCAAAGCTCACGATGTGCGTGACAATGTTAAGCAAACTATTATCCAAAGACCATCAAAAGTAATGATTGATGGAAAAGATTATTAATCCATAAAATAATTATCTACACACTGTTGACAAGTCGCACGAAAGAGACTAAATTAGGTGCATAGACATAAGAAAGGTACAAAATGACTTACTACACAGGTTTAAAAACGGTTCAAGACCACATCAACTCAGCTTTTGAATACATCAGCGAAGATTCAACTTTTGCTGCGAAAGCACATCAGAAAGAAGCTCAGAGTTTGTTAAGCGCAGCTTATCGTAGAATTAGAGAAGATAACATAGAGTTCACAAGAGGGACTTTATCAGTTGATGATCGTTGGTCAATTCCACATGATCTTTTTCAATTGCGTGAAAAGCATATGCGTTTGTTTGACGAAAAATTTCATGTTGACTTGAATAGACTTGTTTCTCTTAGAAATGATTTCAAAGCTATGTCTATCGTAAAGCCTCAACCAAAAAATTCTGAGGTAGAGAAAAAACAGAAACAGGTAATCGAAACTGTGACTGATATGATCAAGCGCAGAACTGCACAGTATCATGAAGCAGTTGAGCTTGGTAGATTGTTCGGTGGGTTGCCAGTAAGTGTTACTCCTCATCTTGTTACTAATGAGTACAACACAACATTTACAAGGTGCTTCTATTACTTGAACGGTAAGTTCACTTCATTGGCTGTAATCTTAGCAGCAGCATCGAAACTAGAAGAGGAAAAGGTTGGGGCGTAAGCCCTAACCAGAAAGGCACAATGTTTAATGAAACCTCATTATCAACATATGACAATAGAATATCGTGGCTTCGAATTTGTATTAGAGGTTTATTACTCTTTTACAGAAAGCCAATACAGCGACGAATTACAGGGCTGTAGTGCAGACTTTGATGTTTGTGACTTGCACCACCCAGAAAGAGCTAGACCTATCTCAGCGCGGCTCTCCAAGGCTCTTATAGCCGAATACCACAACAGTATCCATGAACAGTTAGTAGAGGAGCATGTATAATGCGTGTTAAATTAGACATTATGGAACAGGAAGAAATGGCATGGTCTGCGTTTGCTGACATACTGCCAACTTGTGAAACATTAGGTGATGCACAAGAAAAAGCACACAAGCTAATGAAAGAACGCAACTTAGAAGAATATATAGAAGAAAATACAATAGATGAAACAGTTACCGAATACTGGAACGAAAGATGGAGTAAATACCTATGAGTAGGCAAGATAGATGGATAGCTTTTTTGTGGGCGGTAATGTTAGGCATTGCCGTTTGCAACATAGATAAATTTTTTGTGGTGCAATAATGGAAACTTGGGAACAAATGACTGAGAGACATAAGCGTGAACGTTTTAAACTAGTAGCGCAATTCTCTAAAAATACTACGCAAACAGAGGCAGCAAAAAAACTAGATATGTCTTTGCAAGCCTTAAACAACTTTGTCAAACGCAACAACATACATTGGTGGGTTATTAAACAAGGTCAGCGCAGTGAAAAAACTTAATTATCAACAACAACAGGAGCTAAAGTATTTTAAACAACAAGAAGCAAAGTGGTCAGAAGAACGGTTCAAACATGACGCTGACCGCAATGCTCTAAGAAACTATGAGTATGCAAGACGTGAGCTAACAGACTACGTTAAGTTGCTTAGACAAAAAGGGTATAATATATGAATTATATTGAGGCATATAAAAAGAAGTTCAACAGAGAACCAACTGAAGATGAAATAGCAATTATGATGCAGTCAGTAGCCGTAGAAGATCAAGAAAACGCTAAACATAGATCCATGAAATTTAAACCAAAAGGCTTTGCAGCTAATTGTTATAAAGAATGTCGTGGGGCAGCCTCAGGGGAACGTGGACTACCAAAATTATGATGAAAACTGCCCCATGCGAATAGTACAAAACCAATGGAGAAAAAACAATGATTAAATATTACACTTTTATGGTTCTTACTTACCTTGTTCAAGGTGAACCAGCAACTCACAATATATTATTTCCCAGCTATGACGCTTGCAGCTATTCTAAGAGCGCTATGTATGCCATAACACGACCGTACCTAGATGATGTCCATATTTACTGCAAAGGCACTGCACACGCCTCTAATGAGCTTGTGAAGCCTATGCCAAGACCAGAGTTTTAGCAATGTCTATAAAAATTTTACAAGGTGATTGTTTACAAACTTTATCTTCAATTGAAGAAAAATCTGTAAATACGTGTGTGACAAGTCCACCTTATTGGGGCTTGAGAGATTACGGTGAAGATAATCAGCTAGGGCAAGAAGAAACGCCAGAGCAATTTGTCGAAAATTTGGTAAAAGTTTTTCGTGAAGTTCGCAGAGTTTTAAAAGATGATGGTACTGTTTGGTTAAATCTGGGTGACAGTTATTGCGGAACTGGGCATAAAGGAAATACGATAGATCCTATATATGAAGGACGTAATGGGCAAAAAGTTGCGGTTAACAACAAAATAAAAGGGTTAAAACAAAAAGATCTTGTAGGTATTCCTTGGCGTGTGGCTTTTGCTTTACAAGCTGATGGATGGTATTTGCGTCAAGATATAATTTGGAACAAACTGAACCCAATGCCAGAGCCTATTAAAGATAGATGCACCAAAGCTCACGAATATATTTTTCTGCTCAGTAAATCTTCAAAATATTATTATGACCATGAAGCCATAAAAGAAGATTGCTCAGAAAGTAATATTAAAGACTTTATGAAAAGAAAAACTTTGAATAATAAAGGTAAAGGTGAAGGAACATATGAAGAAGCAAGACCCGATCTTGCTAGAAGTAGAGCCGATTATATGCCATCTGACTTCAAACGTAACAAACGATCAGTTTGGTCTATTTCATCTATGCCATACAGTGAAGCACATTTTGCCACATATCCACCAGAGTTAATTAAGCCATGTATTTTGGCTGGATGTCCAGAAGGTGGCACAGTTTTAGATCCATTTGGTGGATCTGGCACAACTGCACAAGTGGCAAACAATCTGAATAGAAACGCTATTTTGTGCGAATTAAATCCAGACTATGTGCAGATTGCAAAAAAACGATTGCATGAAAGTCTTGGCATGTTCATGGATTTGGAGGTAATTGAAACAAAAACCTATGCCTAGACCTACTAACTAAGCCATTTATATATTTTCATAGTTTCTTCTTGTCGGTGCTTTAATCCATTGTAACCACCATTTACTCTTTTTGTTAGGGCTTTTACGCTTTCATTGGTTGGCGCAACATCACACATTTCCCATAAATCATTTCTTTTGAAAAACCATAAAGCACTTTCCATAGGGTAATCTGTAGCAACTAAATCTGGATCTTTCATTACCTCTGGCAAATTCATGTCATTGGCAAACATCGCGTAATTTTCTTTGAAGGTACATTGAAGGAAACCTCTGCCGCGCCATAAATACCCTTGACCGTCATTACCGTATCGGTGACCATATACACGATCTGCTAGGGCTTGTGGGTTACGTGCGCAACTTTCAGCATCTGCTTCTGTCTTAAAATACTTACCAAAAACTTTTAAAATAGCTTCTTTAGAATAATTTAAGTTTTCCTCTGTATATTTAAACGTACCACTTTCATGCACTAACTGCCCAAGAAAATGCGCCCCACGTTCTGGGTTTAGCACATAATGATTACAGATAGCTTTAGCGGTCTGTGGGCCGAAACTCCCATCAGCGTTTGCATTTATTTTTGTTTGGAGTTTTTTCAGTGCATCACTCATTGATAAATTCCTTAGTGCCACATAACCGTTCATAAACCATATCGCTGGTATATGCTTCTGCCCATTTATTTTCTGTGAAAGTACAGAACGCCCATAGGTCATCAACGTCTTGGTCTATAAGACGTATCAGCTCATCTTGTGCCGATACAGTTTGTTTTAAATGCTCTATATCATGCACGATAGAACTTATGTACCACACCAAACCAACTAACTGTACTGCCATAGCAAAAACTAAGGCAACTGGTATTTTTAAATCACTCATTTTTTTGCTTTCTTTTTGGCTGTCGCACTTAAATCTTTAAAATGAAATAATTTTTTACTTGTTTTGCCATGTGTTTTTCCAGAATGCACCTCACCATTTGGCATTTTATGGGTGCCACCTTTATGCTCTGTTCCATCTTTAAAATAATGCTTTACACCTTTACCCATTTTTAACTCCGTAATATTTAGAAACCGCACGATTACCAAACCAAAAAGACATTATTGCAGCGAATAACCCTTGTGTTTCTGGCGTCCACATTAGCGGTATAGCGTCTTGCCAGTTGCCACCCTCATTAATAACCTTGAGCATTACAACTACTTGTACGGCAACGAAAAGACCAAAAAAAGCATAAGTGATAATAGGGCGCACACTACCTCGTAATGCGTTGACAAAACCCCCTGCATCAATTGCATCATGTTTATACAATCCCTCTGTTTCTTTTATCTCTGCTTGCTTATCAATAATGTTTAGCTTTAGCTCATTACGCTTTGTCATCATTTCCATTTCAACTTGCATACGTTCCAAGTTGTGTTTGTGATCTTGACTAGCTTTGAAATAATTTAAAACTTCTGGCAAAAACGATGTGCCAAAACCCAACAGACTACCTAAAAGTGTCATCATTGTTCATTCTCCATTTTAACACTTGCTGATTTACCATTGGCCTTTGCGCTGTAGGCATTGAAGCCCATGAACGCTCCCACTACCGCACTGGCACTGAGGACATAGACTGATGCAACATCTGTAATTAAACTTGCCGCTTGATCAAACCCAAGAACAGAAGCAAGCAATATAAAAAAAGGATAAATCAACATCCCTGCTAACGCAAAGCCAGTAAATCTTCGTTCTGAATTGCGCTTTAAGTCTTGGTCAACCATCTCCAATCTGGCCTGTTCCAAGCGCAGATTATCCCACTCATTTCTCTCTATGACACCATTTTTATTAGCGTCTACTTTATCAAATTCTGTCATTTTAAAGACCTAGCATGTGCTATTGCTACTTTTTTATCTTTAGTAATTATAACTACTTTTCCATTTTTGTCATATACAATATATTTATTGCGAAATTCTTTGAGGATCACCGTTCTATTTTAATACATACAACTTTAGAATTATTATTAGTAACTAATACTTTAGCTTCTTTAAGTGCCAGTTTACATGCTTCTTCACTGCTATGACTGCCAATATGATAGTGGTCAAACGTTCCGCTAATAACCTGCAACCATAATAAAACCCACATTACCAGCGCCCTTGTCTACTACCCCATAGGTAAAATATAAAAAATATAACTGCTGCACCAATGCTAAAAATTACTGCCCCAATAGCAAAATTAATAAGACTATCAATTTGCTGTTGTTTTCTGTATACTTCGGCTCTTCGTTTTTTTCGCATTTGCGCCTCTATTGCCAAGAGTTCTTCGTAGCCGCTTTTGCCGTAGTGCCACGTCACGAATTCCTTCATTTCTTCCCGAAGAGCCTGCATCTTCTTCTTATGAGCGAAAATTTCCAGCGCGTTACTGCTATCACTGCCTTTGAATGTTTTCTGCCAGAAGGGTGGATTTTTCTCACGTTCCTCTAAATTACCCCAATCGCTAAAGGCTTGTCCCCAACTTATCATTTGATTTGTACAGTCCTGGAGATCGCGGCCTGCCGCCACAGCACCCTTGAGCGCCTTAAATGCGCCGCTAGCCAAAGCTACACAACTGACGGGGTCAATCATTTTTTCATTAGCTGATGAACGTCTCTACGCATTTCTTTCTGATCTTCGCGCATTTCTTCCATCAGCTTTATAATCATGTCTGTTTTCTGCTCTAAAAGTATAACTTTAGATTTATTAGTTAAAATATTATTCATTACCCACCACGCCGCAGCAATAAATGCAGTAAAAATTGCAATTAATATTGCTGTATAATCTGACATGGTTTTCATTTTAAAATCCGTTTGCAATAAGTTTGGAAAATTCACCACTCATAAGTTTCTTTTTAACATATTCCATGAACTCTTGCGATCCTATTTTTGCACCACACTCCTTTGCCCACATTTCTGCAATGACGAAAGGAATAGATCCAGCCAAACGCATTTCGCTATTACGGTTATGACCGTCTATATTTCGCTCTTTGTTAAAATCAAGTATGCGCTGCACGTCCTGAGAACGCTGCACAATGAGTTTATCATCTTCTGTGTGGTAAGTGGTATCTAATATAGTATCGCTCATTCTGGGGCTTCTCCACCTTCCCACGCTTCATTTACGTTAGGGGTATTAGGATTATCTCCAATTAGCTGCCCTTTATTATTTCGCGCTCGTTTAGGTTTTTTTGCTGTTTTTACTTCTACCGCAAAACCATTTTCTATAAATACTTTTGCTTCTTCATCAGAAACTTCTACTTCTGCGCCTTGCTCTAATTGCTCTTCGTCGATGAAAGGTTTGCGATCTGTTGTTATTTTTATTTTCATAAAATCCTCCTTAGGTAGAGGGGCATTTCTGCCCCCCCTAGACTTTATTATGATGCGTTTACGTCTGCAACGACACCATGTGCTTTTTGCGAAGTAACTTGAAGTCCGTACTCGCAGCTTATTAGGCGGCGCTCTGACAGACCAGTTTTCGCTAATGGTTCTTGCTTCGCTGTTTGTAGATAAGCAACTTCCGCATAGTTTGGATCAAGAACAAATACGTCTGGTGTATAGTCTACACTTGACACTGTGCGGACACGCATATGACGCGATGGCACTATCTGTAACTCGCCAAAATCAGAAATGTACACATCAATAGCAGCATTTAGCTTGCTATCTTCTGCTTCCTTGTAACGTGTTGCGTTACCAGTGAATGTAGACATTTTTTGCTTTTGAGCTGATCCACAAAGTACAACAGTTGGCTGTGCACCTGCATCCCAACAAGAAGCAATTACTGTTTTAAGCAATGCTTCTGTTAAAGCACGTAGTGTACCGTCTGTTGCTGCTGCGTTGACAAACCCAGCCTCACCTGTTCCTGACGTAGTACCATTAGCACCACCAGAACCACGCGAAACGTTTGAAGTTAAGTAAGCTGGCAAACCTGCTGTTTGTCTAGCAGTACCAGATGCACCTGCGCTGGCGGCTACGTTCGCCAATAACATGGCTTCCATATCCCGCTTTAACTCGCTTAGTTTGTAAGCAACTTGCTTTGCAACCGTTTGTGCATTTGCTACACCATTAACAGCTTGGTTAGTAGATGATACTTCTACAACTTTAGCTGAAATCTGTGTGTAACCACCTTTACGAACAGCATTAGTTGGCGCTGTATTAGACAACCCCACATCGCCCTCAATTTGGCGGTTTGCGGTAGTTGCTGCCAAGTCAACTTCACTCCATTCAAAGTAGGTATTATCGACATTACGAGAACCGATAGTGCTCATAAAAATAGTTTCAGTAGGGCTTATTGAGGCCATAGCTTCAGATAAATCTTCCCGAATTGTCGTGACGTCATACGTCTCGTTTGTATTTGCTGTAACAGCCATTTTTTAGTCCTTTCGCTAAGACAATAAATAATCAGCGACACTATTAATATCGCCTTTTTGCTTCATCCTAGAACGTGCTTGTTGTTGTTTTTTCGCTGAAACATTTTCACTACGCTTTGCGCCTGGCTTAACCATTGGACGAGCGCCCTTTGATTTTTCAACAACTTTGTCTTTGTTTGCCATTAGCTTACGATAGGCAACCGCATCACGCATAATTTTGAACTCCCAACCATGAGTAAGTTTGCCAACAATTTCCTCAGGTACTCCGTAAAAAGACGTAACCGTTTCTGTAATATCTGTTAAAAGCTTCTTGCTTTTCTCAGGGTCATTCAGCTCAGGTATTTCTTTTCGTAAAGCTTCGGCTTGTTGAGCAATATATAACTCTTCGGCTTGTTGTTCTTGCGCAATTTGCTGTTGACGCAAATGATCTGCTTCGTCTTGAAACTTCTCAAATTCGGCAACTTGCTCACGGTATTGTTCCATTTTTTCCAAATAACCAAGAGGGTCACTATTTTGTAGTTCCTTTGGCGGTTTTTGTGGCATTTGTGGAACATCGCCATTGTTAAATTGTTCAAATTTTTGCAACAACTGTTCACGTTCTTGTTTAATAGAAATAGCCATTTGCTCTAACTCTTTTCGCGCTTGAGCGTTTTGTTCCATTCCTTTTTGGATATAATCTTGTCCAGCGCGGCTTCGCTTTAGCTCCCCAAGGGTTGCCTTCTTCATTACACCATCAGCTTTATATTCAATTTCGATGTCATCAGAAAGTTCCAAGGGAGCGGCTTCGCCGCCTTCAAATTCATCCTCATCTATAGTTTCTTCGTCACTGCTATAGTCAGTGTCATCCTCACTCTCAGCAACCTCTACTTCTGCCTCAGGTTCAACGTCTTGACTTGCCTCAACAGGTGTTTCAGTTTCCTCGTTCGAATTTTCGTTTTTAGGTGTTTCCATCACCATTTCTGTAACAGCGTCAATGCTGCCCTTTGTAGGTTCAGTTGCCATGCAGTGCCGTTCCTTTCTTTTCTATGAGCTTTTCTGCATTAATATCTGCTTGCAGAATATACTCTATTTCATTTAATGCTCGCAAAATGGCGTGTGCGTCCTCACGTTTCTCCACCTCACTCGCGCTGCTACTTGCGAAAACCTCTAACTGACGCTCTCGCAAATCCTTTAAAATGCTTTGGAAAATTTCATTGTTTTGTAAAGATTTAGCTCTTGAAGCCCTAACCTTGTAATCCATTTCCCATACCCATCATTTGTTCATTATGTGGCCTAGCTGCATCTTGTTCTGCTTTGATAGTCGCAGTGTCAACAGCCGTTCCATATTTGCCTAAAATCTCTGCTACTTTTACAGCTAAATCTTGCACCATTTCATCACGTTTTACATCGTCTTTCATTGCTAATTCGTGCATTTTGAATTGTTGTTCTGCTTGTGCCTTTTGTGCGTCCAATTGCAGTTTAGCCATATCAACTTGCATTTTACCTTGTGTTTTCATTTGCTCTGCCGCCAAAAATGCTTGGTTAGGATCACTTGCTGGTATTCCACCTTCTTGCTGTTGTGCTGCCATTTGTGCTTCTTGTTGCTTTTGAGCTATAAGTTGTTGTTCGCTTTCTGGCGTAACTGGCAAATAATAACGCTCTGCATTTTTTAAACCTACACTACTTAACATATCCGCTAATGTATTACGAACATTGGTCATCGTAACTAAACCATTGTTAGGTCCATATTGTTGCCAAACGCTCATTTGCATTTGTAGAGTTTCGCGCAGAACAGCAGCCTTTTCGTTTTCTCGTCCAGTACCAACACCAACATTAACAATCATATCCATGTCAGCGTTCCACGCTCTTGGATCAACAGAAACAAACTGATTGTTTAAACGTATTATTTCTTCTTTATCAGAGTTTTTTATAATGCAATTTGCAATAAGTTTAAACAACCTACGCATTCCACCCTCTGCTAAATTTCTCGCCATGACTTCTGCTTGCCCTGCTGCTCCTTCCAATGTTGCAGCTACTGCGGTTGCTGTTGCAGATTGTAATACATCAGGATCAAGCCCTTGTGCTGCTTTGGAAACGCCTGTTTTATTATCTACTAGCAAATCAAAATATTGCAGCGCAGGGAGTGTAGAACCAGCAGTAAAAGGTATAACCTGTTCACGTATTGCGTTTGGCTGTTTTACTCTGACAATGCGCCCTATTTCATTGTTAAGCAAATCATCTACTGAAACTTGCCCATCGACTATTTCTAACCCAGGATTATTTGTAAGAGCAACATTGTCTAAAACACCACGCAACATTGCCGTTGCAGCGTCTTGGTCATCCATTATTAAATCAACTAAACTACGCCCAAAAAAAGCGTGAGGCTCTGGATCAACCTCAAAAACAGCAAATGGAACTTCATCTGCTAATTCATAAGAAAGCATCTTATAGCCAGAACCTGCTAAAATAAATTGATACAATTGAGGTATACCAGTGCCTTCTGCATCAACCTTCATGTACGCCTCTGTTACAACTATCTTCCTTGAAGTTGGATCAACACTTTCATCTTCATCTTCATCAACAGCATAACCACGTCTTTCAAACTCTGCTTCTTCTTCAATAGTTGAATTTGTACCACTTAATCCTTGCAATTCATCTTCATTGTAACCCATCGCTAACAAGTCACCTATTGTCATATCAGTGCTATGACCAATCACAAAAAAATCATCAACACTACGGGCATTTCTATTTACAAAGAATTCTTCTGGCGGCACAGAGGTAATCAGAATATCTCCATCAGGAAATGTTTTGCTTAGTTTAACATCATATATAGGTGTTTCTATTTCCACACCCATTTCATCTATACTCATTTGTTGAGTAATAGTTTGTTCTAAGACCTCTACATCGTCATCATCAAGTACAAGTGTATATTCTTCCTCTGACAAACCTGTAAGTGTGTATATTTCGTTTTCTGTGCGATCTTCATACATTACTTTTGCAATGCCACATTTTTTTACCATTGCATCTTGGAAAACATCATTAAGCATACGATAACCATTGTTCTGCATAAATTTATAATTTGCATACTTGGTCATTTGCTCTGCAACTTGCACATCTTCTGGCGTTCTTGGAACAAATTCTACTGGGTTTTCTGTGCTTAAAAACACACGTTGAATAGACGGTTTTATGCCACGAACAACATCACGACATTTTGTAGCAACCACTTTAGATCTGCCTTGCTCAAACCCAATATCAACTTCACCGTCAAAATATCTTTGCGCTTTAAGCCTTGGTGTAGATATTTCGCTTTCTATAAAATCTCTAGCGTCACGGACTGCCTTTTGAATAATCCCCTCTATTGTATCTTTGTCTATAGGTTCTATGCGCATTTTATTTCCCTACTGTAGCAATTCTTGTGCTTGTGGTTGCAATGCACCACGAGCCATTAATGAAAATGCACCTGCAATTTCGTTTACTAACAAATCATTTTCCGCTTGCGTTATTATTTGCCCTGTTTGGGCTTTGTCCATTATTTGTATTATTTGTCGCGCTTGTGGGCCTTTTGTTTCTGTTAAAGCTCTTGCAATATCTGCAAATATTTTCTGTCGTTTTTCAAAACTGTATTGATCAGTCCGTCCTGTAATTGCCTTTACCGCTTCTTTTGCGGAATTAATAGGTTCACCTCTTAAAAACTGCCCTAACACACCTTCGCTTGTCAAATCTTCTATATCTCTTTGAATTGCTTGCCTTTGCGCTGTTTTACTATTTAAAGCCGTAGCTGAACGAACCTTTGCGGTTTGTGCAACTTTATCAATTTCAGCAAGTAATTGCTCTGCTTCATCCCCCATAATTCTAATAATTTTCTTACGCGCTGCATCTGAACTTGTAAGACGATAGAACGCATCCAATTGACGCGCAGCCAATTCTTGATCCGATGGCACACCTTTTACATTTTCAAGGACTGTGCGAATATGTTGCCGCATACCTAACTTTGCGGCTTCAATTTGTGCTAGTGAAGGCTCTACACCTAATTCTTCTAAAACATCACCAATTTCTGTTTGGGGCTTTAGAGCTTCACGACCCAGCTTAAATGCGTTCTGTTCAGCTATTTTTTCACCACCAAGCATAACTGCATCATCATACAAACGAGCGCCTGTTTTGGGATCAATAACAGCTTGACCAATAGCATTACGCAAATCACGCGCCAAACCACCATAAAGCAATGTTTCATCTGTTGCCTGTCCTAGTGGCCCTCTAGCATTTTCAGCCAAGCTGTTAAGGCTGCGTTTGATGTAATCTAGCTGAATGACGTTTGGCAATTCACTAAAGGAAACCTCACCATCCTCACCAACAGTAGCTTTAATTTGTTGGTTTTTTTTGCCTACAGCCCTCATCATCGCATTAGCTTTTTTAATAGCCTGATCCATAATGCTAGGGTCAACACGATCTAAAACGGTTTCAATATTCATGCCCACCTGAGAAGCATAATCAATAGGTTGTGCATACGCCGCATCATAAGCCTTTGTTCTTGCTGATGCAGTTTTTGCAGAAATCATATCTGCCGCTTGTGACGGAGTCAAAATATCTGCGCCAAGTGTTGCATCTAGTTTTTTAGATAAATCGGTTGTAACTGCTTCTGCACGCTCTTTTAAGGCACGTTCTACTAACTGTCCTTGACCACCTGTCGCGGCACTTGCATCTAATAATGCTTGCGCAGCTGGGCCTGCATCGGCAAGCATACCAACGTCACCAGCGCGTTCAAGATTTAGAATAGCCGTATCTATATCCCCACCAGCATCAAAAGCACTTTTTATAACTTCGGCTGCTTGATTACTTATTCTTAAAGCACCTGCAATCATTGGAATATCAGAACGTCTAATGATATTTGCAATATTACGCCCACCAGCGGCTACTAAAGGTGTTGCTGTTCCTAAAACAGTACCTGCTAATCCAGTTGTAATTGCACCAGTTGCTGCGCTTTTTTTGCGTTCCTCAGGCGTTGTACCTTCACCTGCACCAGAAATTGCTCCAGTTACAACACCACCTCCAGTTGAGACAATGCCACTTCTTAAAGTTGAACCCAATAATCCCGACTGTCGTGTGCCACCTAATAAATTAGCAAGTTGTGGAAATTTTTTAAGTATTGCGTATCCCTCTGTGAGACCCACACCTAATTGGCTAAATAATGTCTCTACTGGCCTTTCACTTGCTTGCGCTTTTTGAATTGCCCTCAAAGCGTCTCCTGATTTGCCACCAACCACTGTATCAACAAATTCGTCTAACCAAGTACCACTTCCAAAACCTAATGCTTGTGAAGCTGCGACAATTGGGCCTGTGAAGCGACCAAACGGACTTTGTTCTTCTGCTTCTTGCAGTAAACCCTGCTGTACCATTGAAGTTGATAAGCTGCCTGCTGTTGCTCCTTCTTTAAATGCTGCAATTTTTTCGGGATCGCTAGTGCTATAGGAAGGTGACACAATTACTTCTCGCCCATCAGGATATTTAAGAAGTGCGCTTCCTTCCGCTTTATTACGCATTTCTACAATCGGTGTCGTAGCTAAATTTATTTTTTCTGATTGATCTAAAGCATCCTTTTCGGATGTTGCAACGATCCTAACAATGTTACCTGTTTCCCCAATGCGCACATAATACGGTTTCCGCTCAGCCATGCTTTAATCCACTATAGTGTTTTTATTTTCAGACGGTGGTGATGAAGCTTCGTCACCAATGATTTGTTGCTGTAATGCCTCTAACTGTTGATTTGCATATGCTGCACCTTGGCCTGCCGATGCTTCCATGAGCCTAATAGCCAATTCTCTATTTGCGCGTTTTTGCTGTATAATTGCTTCTGTGTCTCCAGGTTGTGGAAAATATTGTTTTTCTGCACTATCAAATTCACTAGCAGCAATTGCAGCACCTGACTCCCTCCGCAAAACCGCATTTACAAAGTTACGCTTTGCTTGGTCATATGATTTATATTCTTCTGTTGTAAGATAATTACCCACCAACGGAATATTCTGTGCTATCCGTTGCGCAAAATCAGTACCTTCACGTTCAACCAAATTTAAAATGTTTTGTGCCTGTTGCATACGGCCACTATAAATTGTTGAAGTACCTTGACCCTCCGTTAGCTTAAGCATAGATGGGTCTATATTACTAATAGTTTCATATTGCCCAGTAGTGGGATTAAACCTAGTCATAGTTGCCGTTGTTGGCGCTGAAAAAATAACTTTTCCTGTTCTTCTGTCAATTAAATTTTTGCCTACAACTACAAAGTCTCCTGTTTGCGATTTTCTGTACGCTTCGTAAACTTGACCTGGTGGCATGCCTGACCGTATTGCTTCTGCAAACATTTCACCATCAGGCTGTGAAGCCAACCAATCGGCAGTGCGGTTACGCTGTTGTTGTTCTTGTTGTCTTACAATATCTCTACCAGCTTGCTCTGCAACACCTTGAAACAATCCTGATCTATCCAAAGATGCCAATGTTTGCCTTGTTCTAGGATCACGTAAAAATCCCATTAAGCCCCTTGGCTGTCTTTGCATTTGCTGCATTTGCATTGCTGTTAGTTCTTCTGCCATATTTTACCCCAATATTTTATATAGGTAGCCCAGGTAATCCACTAAAGGCACTTAAAATACCAAATAAGCCAGGTGTGCCACCAGTTTGCTGACTTACCGTTGGTAAACCACCTAAAATACCAGTGCCTGTTTGTAGTGCCATTGGACCATACCCTAAATTTGCAGATGTTTGCGCACGAGCAGCATCTAGTAATGCTTGCTGTTGTTGTCTTGCACGTTCTGCGGCTTGTTGTTGCATGCGAAGACCTTGCATACCTTGACCAAAAAGTTGACTTCCTAAACCAGTTAAACCTGCTGCTCCGCCTTGTTGTATTCCAGCGCCACGAAACTGACCGCCATATAAATCTGCTCTTGTTGCTTGTTCTCTTGCTGCCGCAGCTTCTTCAGCTTGACGATTGGCAATATCCGCAGCATATCTCTGACCAATATCAAACTGTGCGGCTTGTTGCGCTTGTTGAAATGCTTGTTGTCTTTGCTGTGCTGATAATGCGGATGCTTGACGTAACGCCTCACCTGCCAGAACGCCTTCTTGTACTGCCTGCCGTGAACCACCAAAAGCCCCTGCACGTTGTGCTTGTGCTGCTAGATTTTCTGACGCCAGTTGACGCTGTCTTTCAATGTCCGCCTGTCCTGTCTCAATAACTTGTTGAGTGTACGGAGACATATATTGACCATATTGAGTACCAGCAAGTTGCCCTGCTTGTATTGGCGCACCAGCAACACCGACTGCTTCATATGGTGTAGCTTGAAATTCACCTAACCGACCGTAAATATCACCAGCTTGAGTTTGATACCTTTGCGCTTGACCAAATACGCTAGGAGCTGGTTTTGCAACAGGACTAGCTATCATCTGCCACCTCCAAAAATTCTGCTAATAGTTGACCTAAAACCTCTACCACCACTTGGATCTGCTGACGTTCTGTTACCTCTAGCTACTGGCATTCTTGATCGCGTTACTGCACCAGAGGTTCTTGTTATTCTACTACCATCAGACAAATTTCTAGCATTAACTCTGTTTGGCATTCGTGAAACAAGTTGCGAAACTAACCCACCAGTGCTTCTATTTGATGGGTCCATATTTCTGCGATTTTGTCTTATTCGTTCTCTATTTCGTCTGCTTCGTCTGCGTCTGCGTCTGCGTCTTTCTCTTTCTTCCTCTTCCTGATCTACAATAGGCTCTGTTACCGTAGTACTGGCACCCATTGGCATGCCTGTTACTGGATCAATAAAAGGTTGCCTTAAATAGTCGTACTGCCCAGGGTATCTTTCAGCAAACGACTGTTCCATACCAGTTTGAAAAGGCTGAGAAGTATATACATCCATACCACCAATGTTTGTTGTAGGCATACTTGGTGCTGCAACTTGACTTAAACCTAAAGTACCTAATAGTTCATTTGTTCCACTATACATTGCTGGCTGATCCATCGCCATATATGTAGGTAAATTTACTGGCCCAGCCTGATACTGTCGCATCATTTGCTCAAGAAAATAGTCTCGTGCCTGTTGAATTCCTGGCTCTAATTGTCCTTGAGACGGCTTGCCAAATAAAAAATCCATTATTCCCATTTTACTTCTCCAAAACCTCATTTACCTTATAGCACAATTTATACATATTTACACCCCTTGACGCCATTTCGTTACCACGTACTCAATGCGACTCGTTTCCAGATAGCTGTCGACCCATCATGTGAACCTGTGCAAATATATATATAATTTGTATCCCAAGCGATCATATTAGCAACATCTCCAGCAGAACCGACACTTGAAGCAGGCGCCGATTGTTGTGTTGCAACTTGTTTAAATGCGTTTGTAGAAGAAACAACAACATATTTATTTACTCTATCCCATAACAAAACACCATCTTCTGCGGCAGAGCTATACTGATCTTTTGCATCTAACTGATTTAACGCTTTGCCTAAATATCTGCGTATGTTTTCAGCCCATTGTTCTAAATTTTGCGTAAGAGGTGGTACTGCTCTCATCTTCGCCCACCGCTTATTGCATCTAACCTCATCACACCTACACGCCAGTCTGAAGCAGAATTACCACTTACACGCATTCTAACTTGCCGACCTGTAAATCGCACACTTGTTGGGTTTGCCATGTTAAATGGCCCATGACTGTTTTCTGTATCTGTAGGGTAAAAACGTGTTTTAAATGTTGCATTTACATCACCAAGTGTTTTTTCGTCAGGAATAAGCTCTGTTACCGACATTACTTGATCGCCTACGCCAATCGAAATCGGGCCTGTTTCTGCAAATGGTGTGGCAGAACTGTAATTAAAACCAACTTCTTGTTCATATAAAACACCATCAGGAGCAATCCAAAATGGTTGCCTAAAAACTCCACGATCAACACCAGCCGTTCTTGCTAAATCACCTGTCATCCAAATATTTTCGTTATAATCAAATGCTACATAACGATCACATTCCGTACTTGAGCCGCTTGGATAAAACCACCAAATCTCATTATACCGACCATTTACAACACAGCTAATTTTAGAGCTTTGATCATTGTTTATGTCACTAAATACATAGTCTGCAACTTCACAAGGTATTTCACGAACCGCGCCACCACTGTAAATAAAGAAGCTCCTATTGCCCATCCAAATTACACCAGCGTCTACAGAAGCAACAGCGTTTGTTGCAACTAAACCGCATGATGTGCCGACACGCTCAAACCCATACACAAATGGTGGGCCTTGGTATGTCATGGTATGTGCATCTTCGGTTGTAAGAATAAGTGACTGACCTCTTGTTCTTACGCCTCGCAAAATTGTACCATTGGTTTGTATAATAATATCACCAGCTTGGTTGGTTGCTGCTGGTGTCCAACTTGTATTATCTTCTTGGTCTGACCACTGAACTTTTCGCGGATCACCACCAGCGCCAAAACAAACAACAAAACGCTCTTCTGTAACCATCATAGCAGTATTATTTATTGGAGCATTTGCTACCTGTGCAGCAACGGCTGAAGCACTTAATTGCCATTCGTAAATTTTACCATCATCTGCGGTGCATCCTAAAAGATACTCACCCCAATTTTCTAAGCACCAAACTGTTGCTCTTAATACTGTGCCAGTGTCTTGCTGTGGAACGCCATACAATCCGTTTCCATATGTAGATGCACCATACCCAGTAAAAATATCTGCATCAACTCGTCCAGCAGTAAAACTTGTTGGCGTAATATCTGTAACAGCATTACCAGCAGTCATCGCAAAAAGTTTGTTATGAGTGCCAAATGCTACACGTCTTTGGTTACTATTATCTTCCCAAACTAACATGCTGCGAACAACACCAGTTATATCAACACTGCCACGTTGACGCCATCCACCGATAGGACGCAGCGCACCTTCTTGCCAACGAACTAAATTTGCATCACGCCATCGACCCTGCGATTGGTAATCTGTACCGTTTCGATATTGCCCAGAAGGTATATTAAGCGGTATTAGAGCCATTTGTTTCTCCGTAATCAGATAATGTGCTTTTTTGAAAAAACAGTTACAGGATTTTGATCGTTACTTGGCGCAAGTATACTTGTAATTGCTGCTTTATTGTATGAAACATCTAAGTCAAACGTACCAACATCAGAGGTTGTTATTGTTTCTGTACCAACTGAATAACTTGATGAAGTTGAAGTAGAATTGCTTGATGAAGCAGACGAAACAGCACGATCTTCTACAATAATATTAGTTAAATTAGTGCTATATGAAAAAGGTGCAGAGCCGCCAAAACTAGTGTAAGGAAAACCCGTAGTTCCTGTTTTTGATGCGTCTATTGGCAATATAAGCGTTGTTATACCTTGCAAACCTTGAAACGTCATATACATCTTGCCACCAACAATAAAGGTATTCATAGCGTTACCAAAGCCTGCTGGAGTAGAGTAAATATGCAAATCCCAATCAAAAGTTCCTGATGTAGACATTTTAACCCAAGTCATGCCAGTGGTATCTGTCGATACGATGCGGCTTTTTGCGCTAATGTATAGATCACTATTGTAGAAATGCACATTTAATGGCGTAAACTCAGAACCTGATAGGCTAATTGTACGCTCCCAAGCAACAGAACCATTACTGACACTTAACGCGGTAACTATAAAATCAGGATTTTGTGACGTGCAGTATAAATAATTTGCGTCTGCTGCAACTATATTTTTACAATATGTATTGACCTCACGAACCCATTGCTGAGTACCAGAGCTATTAAACTTCATAATTTTATTAGTAAAAGTCGGCGAAGCGCTGCTGTTTGTTGTATGACGTAAAGAAACATATGTATTACCACTACTGTCGGCCACCATTTGCTGCTGAGAGCCAAAATTAGCGTTTTCTACGCCAGAGCTTGTGTGCGTTGCTTTTTGTGGTTGTAAATATTTTGCCCACTGTATTGTGCCAGAAGAATTGTACTTTGTTAAATACGGAAACTCATAACCTCCCGACTCTCTAGTAAAACCACAGCCATAAAAATTGTTACTACTATCACCAGCGCCATGAGTAATAGTTGTATACCCACCATCACTATATTGGATTGAATTACCACGACCCTTTGCAAATAAGGTTAGCGACCCATCTGTTACATCAATATCAAAAACATTAAATATTTGCCAAGCGTTTACACCACCTGGGTCTGTAAGAGTAACAGTATATGCTGCTTTAAGTGTTCCATTTGCATATGGAACAAAAATAGCATCAGGATTATATGTTCCACCTCCAGCAGGCGTTAAGCCGTTATTTATACGAATGTGTTGTAAAGCTGATAATTTATTATAACAGTGCACACCAAAGCCAGGCGATCCACTCATTGCAACAATTACGTTTCCACTGCTATCAGCAAATACACCGTCAGGGCTATCACTTGGGTCTATTGGATTATTAAAATATTTAGTATTTGCAATCCAATCTGTTACAGTATCTGCTGCAAACAATACTATGTTGCTAGCATTACTCATGAAAAGTTAGCCCCTCCAAGAAACCCATACCAAGTTGTGCCACCATCGTGAGTTAAAAAGCCATAAATATATGTTTCACCACTTAATGGGTAGTCTGGCACAATCCCATTTGACCACTGAACTGATGAAGGCCAAGTCAGTGCATAAGTTCCACCACCTACAACTTTTAAAACAAAGGTATAAGCTGTGCCTGATGACGGAGCATTTGAAAATGTAAAAGTTGTTGCGCCTGATGTTGACAATGTAAATACATTACCATTTTCACAATTTACCGTTGGCGTTGTTCCCGATAAAGCCACAACAGTTTCGTTATAGCTTTTAGCTTTCAACTCTTCACTTAAATTTACATCACCGTTTGCATCTGCCGTTACTGCTTTTGATGCCTCTGATGTTCCAAGCGTTGTAACATCTAAATAGTTTAATTCTGCCGTTGTAGCAGTTACACCGTCCAGCTTGTTTAGCTCTGCTGTGGTTGCAGTAACTCCGTCAAGTAAATTAAGCTCTGCTGTAGTGGCGGTAACACCATCCAGAATATTTGCTTCTGCTGCTGTTATTGTAACCGCTGTGCCACCAATTTTAAATAAACCAAGGTCTAAATTTGGCTTAATAGCCGTTGTTCCACCAAGCAAACCATCAATAGTATCATAATTTGCATTTGTCTTGGTGCCCCACGTATCTTCTGAAGCCCCTACTTCTGGTTTTGTCAGACCATATATTGTTGTTGTGGTATCTGCCATATCATTTTCCTATGCGTCAGTCCAAATTGTTGTTGCGTCTGTTGTGTTTGTCCATTTAAACTCAGTTAATACGCTGACATTACACTGAATTGGTATTGCTGTCACCACGTTAAACAAAAGTTGCCCAGTACCAGTAACAGTAACTCCTAAAGGTATTGCTGATGCAACAGATACAGTTTTTGCTGCTGATATTGTTGTAGAGCTTGTTATAGGGATAACAGATGCAACGTCTTTAACTAAATTAGCAGCAGCAGTAACGCTGACTGTATTTGCTATTGTAGAAGCTACATTGGAAACTTGATTAAGACTGCCTGTTAAAGCAGAAGTAATGGCAATGTTTGCTGCGGCAGACTTTGGGTCACCTTCTGCATAACCTTCAAGCCAATATTCTGGTTCTACATAATATGTCATCTGTTAACTCATGACGGCTCAGTTGGGTAATTTACAGTGAATGGAAAACCAGATTGACTGGTCACATCACGCAAGCTCTGTCTGTAAGTTGCCCATTCCGCTTTCTTTTCATCAGTAAGTGGGCTATCTGCCATTTGCGTCCAGTCGCTTTGCTCTAACCTTGCGCCTCTTTCTGCTCTTACCAACGAAGCCTCAAGCGTTGTTCTTTCATTAATTGTTTCTGCTGAAGCATCTTGTATCGTCCATTGCTGCACCCAATTGCCGTCTTGCAAAACAGGATTACTTTCAACTATATTTTTTGTGTGATCTGCTGAAGGCTGATCGCTTGGCTGAACCTCAAAAACATTATATGAGTTCAGAACTTCTGCTGACAATGTTTTAGGGAAAGACACATTTGGATGCGCCTGTTTTAACAAATTTATAAAATACGGATATTGTGAAACCGCACCATCAGCTATCAAAACATACATGTTTTATCTCCTAATCTGGACTAAAAGCAACTCCGTAAAGACCTAAACCGCTTATAGAAAAAGTTGTTGCTTGAGAAAGGCTGCCTGCTGTTGTGTGATCTGCTAACAGCAAGTGATCACCTTCACAAGTAACAACGATGTATTGCCCATCATTGCTAAAATCTACTGACCTTGCCGAATTAGGCGTATTGAGGCTTGCGGCCAACGAAACAGAACCAGCAGTTGTGTGGTCAATTAAACGTAAACCGTTTGTGGAACTGTCTTGAGTAAACGCAATGTAGTCACCTAATCCACTAAAACAACAAGCTCTACCCCTAGCAAGCGTAAGTGTGGCTGCACTTGATACACTACTACCACTGCGACTTAATAACCTAAAATAAGGAGACCCATCTTGTGCAACCGCTATATAATTATCATCTGGAGAAAATGTGCAGTTTTTACCAGATAATGGCAATTCTCCTACAGTAGAAAATGTTGTACCGCTTGATAAATTACCAGAACTGTTA